AGGAGCTGCGAGACTATGTGGATGAATTTTATGATGCGTTTATGATTATGCCTATTGAGGATGTCGCAGCTCCTCGGGGTGTCAAGGGTATCAACAAATATAAAGACAATTCTAATATTTACAAGACCGGAACTCCAATTGCTACAAAGGCAGCATTGTTACACAATGCTTATACAAAGAAACTAAACATAGATAAAGAAGTACAATCTATCAAGGAAAACGACAAGATGAAGTTTGTCTTTGTTAAAGTTCCAAATCCCTATGGAATGGGTGGAAGAGATGCTGTCATGGGATTTATCAACAAACCACCCAAGCAATTTCAACTTGAAAAATATATTGACCGAAAGAAACAGTTTGAAAAAACTTTTCAAGAACCTCTTGACAATATTCTTCAAGCCATAAATTGGTCAATAAGTAAACAGGTAACGCTTGATTCTTTCTTTGTTTAAGATATAATATAAAAATGAAAAGTTTTTCTAAAAAATATAAACAGCATAGTACAAAAAAGTCTGAATTTATTGATGGTAAATATATTTTTAGTTCTAATTCAAACCACGAAATAAATTTTCCAAATAATAGTGTCATTGAAGAACAGAAGAGAGAAATTCAAAGACAGAATATCGTAATCAATCAACTCAAAGAAGAATTAGAAGAGTTGAAAGAAGAGCTGGAATTGCTAAAAGCAATGAATCAGGAGTGTTAATATATGGTTAAGAAATTTAAATCTAGATATGGTGATGAAAGAATACTCACACTTCTTGAAGATGGATCTTACAAAATCGAAGGCAGGTCTTTGTTTACTCGCCACGCTGATGGGTTATTTGATTTTGAAGGTGGGCCATGCTATATGGTTGGTGATAGATTTTATGAAGGCATTGGTGACCTAATCGTAGATTCAGTTAAACCAATTGAGGCATCCCAGAAAGACTGGGGTGCAGTTATTATTACAACAAGAGAAATACCAAAAAGGAATAAAAATGTCAAAATATTTAAAAAGCCTAATCACAAAGATAAATAATCCAGACGCTAAACTTGTTGCAGATGGCCTTGACGGTTCTGATGTTACTGGGTTTATTGACACTGGTTCTTATGTATTGAACGCCCTTTTGTCTGGTTCAATCTACGGAGGTCTTCCCAATAACAAGATTTCTTGTCTTGCTGGTGATCCAGCAACCGGAAAGACCTTCTATGCACTCGGAATCGCATCACAATTCCTTAGAGACAACCCAGAAGGAGTTGTCATTTATTTTGATACCGAACAAGCAGTCACCACCGACATGTTTGAATCAAGAGGAATTGATACAAACAGAATTGCAGTGGTTCCTGTGGCAACTATTGAAGAATTCAAGACTCAGGCACTCAAGATCGTTAATGATGTACTTGAGACCCCAGAAGATGAGCGCAAGCCAATGTTTATGGTTCTTGACTCTTTGGGCATGTTGTCAACCGAGAAAGAGATGAATGATTCTGCTGAAGGCAAGAATGTCAGAGACATGACTAAAGCACAGCAGACAAAAGCAACTTTCCGTGTACTGACACTGAAGCTTGGTAAAGCTAACATTCCAATGCTTTTGACTAATCACACATATCAAGTCATTGGTTCTTATGTACCAACCAAGGAACTTGGCGGTGGTATTGGTTTAAAATATGCAGCAAGCACAATTCTTACTCTGTCGAAATCAAAAGACAAGACAGATGAAGGTGTTGTGGGCAACTTCATCAAATGCACCAATTACAAGAACAGATTTGTAAAAGAAAATAAACAAGTAGAAACAAGATTAAACTATAGTAGTGGACTTAGCCGTTATTACGGTTTGACGGATCTTGCAATCAAATATGAAATCTTTAAAAAGGTTTCCACAAGAATTGAATTGCCAGATGGGTCAAAAGCATTTGAAAAAAATATTGACGAAGAGCCAGAGAAGTATTATACTAAAGATGTTCTAGATAGATTGGACGCAGAAATTCAAAAGGACTTCAAGTATGGACAAGGTTCCTGATTATAAATTTTTAGAAACATCTAACATGGATATGGATACATGTCCTATTCAAATTCTTTCCGGAGATTTTGCAGGAATTGTTTATCGTTATGGTAAAATTTCTCTTAAAGAAATGGATAGCGGTGATGTTCAGGTTACAATGGATATCTCTATTGTAAATGGACCAGAAAATTTTGATCATAACACTCCAGAATTTACACTAGTTGCTGGTGAAATTTTTGTAGATATTATAGAAAAAAATTCAAAATTAGAAAATCCCATTGATCTTGAAGATGATGTTCACCAAGATTAATGTTGGACAAAGCAATATATAAGAGTATAGTAAAATAATGGAAACAGTTATTCTCAAGAACTTGGTACTCAATGAGGAGTACGCAAGAAAAGTAGTTCCTTTCTTGCAGGAAGAATACTTTCACGATAAGTGTGAAAAAACAGTATTCAACATCGTGAGCAAGTTTATTCTTAAGTACAATAACATCCCAACTAAGGATGCTATTCTCATCTCATTGGAGAATGAAAAAGCTCTGGGTGAAATTGAATTTAAGAGGTGTGTATCTATTTCCGATGAAATGTACAAGGAAGGTGAGAAGTCAGACACCATTTGGCTTGTAGAGAACACAGAAAAGTTTTGCAAAGAAAAGGCCATCTATAATGGTATCATGGAATCCATTGGTATTATTGAGGGCAAAGACAAGGAGAAAACACAAAATGCAATTCCAGAAATTATGTCAAAGGCTTTGTCCGTCTCATTTGATACAAGAGTCGGGCATGATTTTCTTGAAGATGTGGATGAGCGCTACGAATATTATCACAGAGTTGAAGAACGTATTCCATTTGACTTGGAAATGTTTAATACAATCACCCGTGGTGGGGTTAGGAAGAAGACGCTCAATGTAGTCATGGCAGCGTCGGGTGTAGGCAAGAGTGCATTCCTTTGCCATCATGCAGCAGCATGTTTGTCACAAAACATGAATGTTCTTTACATTACTCTTGAGATGGCGGAAGAAGAAATTGCAAAAAGAATTGATGCAAATCTTCTGGACTCGGACATGCACGTTCTCGAACAAATGCCAATCAATCAATACGAAAGTAAGGTTGAAAATTTCAAGAAAACTTGCCGTGGAAAGCTAATCATCAAGGAATATCCAACAGCAGCTGCCAACGTTACTCACTTCCGCAATCTTATGGAAGAACTAAAGATTAAGAAAAAGTTTATTCCAGATGTAATTTTTGTGGATTATCTGAATATCTGTTCTTGCGCTCGCTTTAAACTTGGCAATGGCATGAACAGTTACACTTATGTTAAAGGCATTGCAGAAGAGCTTCGTGGTCTTGCCAAGCAGTTCAATGTTCCTTTGTGGACGGCTACACAGGTCAACCGCGAGGGCGCAAAGAGCAGTGATATGGAGATGACCGATACTTCTGAAAGTTTTGGTCTTCCCCAAACTGCAGATTTCTTCTTTGCTCTAATTGAGAATGAAGAGCTTGCAGAAGCAGGACAACTTATGGTCAAGCAATTGAAAAATCGTGGAAACGATACTACAAAAAACCGTAAGTTCCTAATTGGTGTAAATAAATCTAAGATGAAATTTTATGATGTTGACAATTCTAACAACAATCTTGTTAATGCTAATAACACGGATGATGAAGGAGTCGGATCAGGATATGATGGACAGGCATTCAACCCGGCGTTCGGAAAGAAAAAAAATAAAGCGGTAAGCTGGACTTTCGAAGACGCAAAATGACTCTATATATTGACAAGAAGTATGTAAATCTTGTTTCTGGTTCACTTGAAAAATTTAAGTGGAAGAAAGAAACTCTAGCCACATGTAGATGTTTTAAGTGTGGCGACTCAAAGAAAAATAAGTCCAAGACAAGGGGATATTTCTTTGAGCACAAAGGACACTATGTATATAAATGCCACAATTGCGGTTTTTCTTCTAATCTATATGGGGTTCTTGAGTCTGTTAGCCCAATACTATGCAAAGAGTACTCGTTCGAAATGTTTAAGGAAAAAACTCCAGAACCAGTGGTTACAGAAAAGAAAGAAGTCAAGCAGCCATCTTTCACTAACCTCGGAACAAGGCTTGACTTACTCAATGCAGATCATAAGGCGATAAAATATGTTCAGTCTAGACAAATTCCGAAAGAAAAGTATAGCAACTTTTATTACAGCCCTGATTTCAGTAAGATCATGGCCGATTTTGACAGAACCGGACATAAGGAAGCCAGACTCGTCATACCGTTCTACAATGAGGTGGGTGAGCTTGTTGGGGTTCAAGGCAGAGCAATTGATGACGAAAAAGCGATCAGGTACATCACGCTCAAAAAAGAAGGGCAAGAAAGGCTCTGGTACAATCTAGATAAAATAGATCCTAGGTCAACTATATATGTTACCGAAGGCCCTATTGATTCAATGTTTATTCCAAATTGTACGGCAATGCAGGGTGCAGGATGGCTTGAAGAATTGCCTGCAAAAATTGCAAAATCAAAAGTAGTGTTCATATTTGATAATGAACCTAGAAATGCAGAAATTTCTGCACTATTGGGTAGATACATAGATGCCGGAAGAAACGTAGTAATCTGGCCATCCGAAATAGACAAAAAAGATATTAATGATATGGTTATCGCATATGGAGAAAAAACAACCATGAAATTAATAATGAATAATGTTTATTCTGGACTTAAAGCAAAAATGAAGTATACTTACTGGAAGAAAGTTTAAAATGAAAGACGATAATAGTGATATGTCAGAAGAAGACATTTTAAAAGCTAGCGAAGCATATTTAACATTCGTTCAACGTTTTGGTGAATATGTTAAAGAAATGGATCCAGATCTTTGGTCAAGAGCCCGCGAATACGCGGCAGATTTTACCAAAATTCCGGGTGTTACTGTTGAACTTGTAGATAGAGATGATGAAGAGGAGACAAATGACAGAGACCAAACAAAACGCGGATCAGACTAATATTAAAGTTCTAGATCACGGTCACGTTCAATTGGTTGACTACATGGGTTCCGATCTCAGTGTTGTCAATGCTGCCCGCGTTTCATTTAACAAAGAAAGTGATTGGGATAGCGAGCACAATTGGACAGGCTATCGTGAAAAGAAATTGTCTGACCGTGATGCTAAACTTATTAATTATCTTGCAAAGCATAATCACTTCACTCCATTTTGTCACGCTCAAATTAGTTTGAGAATAAAGTGCCCAATCTTTGTTCGTGCACAACTTGGCAAGCATCAAATCGGTCTTGTCATGAATGAAGTCAGCCGCAGATATGTTACATTTGAACCAGAAATTTATATTCCTCTGTGGCGCAGTGCCCCAACAAACGGAGCAAAACAGGGCAGCTCTGGTGCAATTGAAGATATGGATCTTTGCATCAAGTTGAGACAAGAATATGAAGGAATTGCAAATGAATGTATTGATCTTTACAATCGTCTGTTGGTCGATGGAGTTGCACCAGAACAGGCAAGATCTATTCTTCCACAAGGAACTTATACGGAATTTGTGTGGACTGGTTCTCTCTACGCATTTGCCCGCGTTTATAATCTGAGAATCGATAGCCACGCACAATGGGAAATTCAAAAATATGCTGAAGCAATAGATAAAATTGTTGCTCCACTTTTCCCAGTTTCGTGGAAAACTTTAACAACTAAATAAAGACACCAACTAAGGAGTAGCCTATTATGGCAGAAAATTTGTCACCATTTCAATCGTTTATTTTTATTTCGCGTTATTCTCGCTGGATTCCTGAAAAGAATCGCAGAGAAACATGGGATGAATGTGTAGACCGTTGGTGGAATTATTTTACTAATAAAGTTCCGCAACTTGCAGAGCGTCCTGACGTAAAAGAAGCAATCCTCAATCTTGAGGTTCTTCCTTCCATGCGCAGTCTGATGACTGCAGGACCTGCATTAGATCATGACAACACTTGCTTGTACAATTGCTCGTACTTGCCAATTGACAGCCTTGATTCATTTGCAGAACTTTTTGTAATTCTCATGAATGGAACTGGTGTTGGTTATTCTGTTGAGCACCAATACACAGATAAACTTCCACAAGTTGCAAACAAAATTGAAAAAGCCTTCAACATCACTTATGTTGTTGAAGACTCCAAGGAAGGTTGGGGCAACTCAGTTAGATTCTTGATGGACCATCTTTATGCTGGTCGCCACGTTAAGTGGGATCTCAGTAAGATTCGTCCATCGGGTGCAAGACTGAAGACCTTTGGTGGTCGTGCAAGCGGTCCCGCTCCTCTTGACAATCTATTCAAGTTTATTGTCAAGGTGTTCTACAACGCACAAGGCCGAAGACTCACCGCTCTTGAGTGTCACGATATCTGCTGTGCAATCGCAAACGCAGTCATTGTAGGTGGTGTTCGTCGCTCTGCTATGATCTCTCTCAGCGATCTTTCGGATCGTGAGATGGCTCTCTGCAAGAGCGGTGCATGGTGGGAGCAGGCTGGTTTCCGTTCCTATGCAAACAACTCTGCTGTCTATCGCGGTCGTCCTCCTATGGGTCAGTTCCTTGAAGAATGGACTTCGCTTTACAACAGCCACAGCGGTGAGCGCGGAATGATTAACCGCAGGGCATTGCAGGAGCAAGCAGTCAAATGGGGTCGTGATGAAAACTGTGAGTATGGAACAAACCCATGCTCAGAGATTATTCTAAAGCCATTTGAGTTCTGCAATCTCTCAACTGTCGTTGTTCGTCCCGATGACACCGCTGCTTCGCTGAAGAAGAAGATTGAGATTGCCACCATCATCGGCACAGTTCAATCAACATTTGTTGACTTTCCATACCTTCGTCCCGAGTGGAAGAAGAACTGCGAAGAGGAGCGTCTACTTGGTGTCAGCATGACCGGAATCTATGACAACAAATTGACTAGTGGACTCGAAGGCAAGCCAAAGTTGGTACGTCTGCTCGAAACACTCCGCGATCATGCAACGGCAACGAACATGAAGTGGGCAGAGAAGCTTGGCATCAATCCAAGCAAGTCCATCACATGCGTGAAGCCAGAGGGAACAACGTCATGCCTTGTTGATTCTGCATCAGGTCTTCACCCACGTTATGCGGAACATTATTATCGTAGAATCCGTATTGACAAGAAGGATCCAATTTATAATCTCATGAAGGATCAAGGCGTTCCTTGCGAAGATGATGTGATCAATCCTAATAATACAGCGGTCTTCACATTTGCTATGAAGGCTCCAAGGGGTACAACTACAACGGAAGATCTCCGTGCATTGGATCACTTGGATCTGTGGAAGACTTATCAGGAACATTACTGCCATCACAAGCCATCCATCACCGTCAATTACAAGGACTCCGAGTTCCTTGAGGTCGGTAACTGGCTCTGGGAGAACTTCGATGTCGCAACAGGCATCTCGTTCCTTCCCGGTGGTGACAATCACACATACGCTCAGGCTCCATTTGAGCAAATTGATTCTGCAACATATGCAGCGCATCCGAAGGTTAAAGTTAACTTCAAGGAGCTCTCTAAATATGAGGCAGAAGACAATACTGAGTCGGCAAAGGAATTTGCCTGTGGTGCTGGTGGTTGCCAGATAGTCTGATTCTTCACTCCTCGGTAGCTCAGTAGGTAGATGCGAGAAGCTGTTAACTTCTATGTCGCTGGTTCGATTCCAGCCCGAGGAGCATAAAAAATCAAAAGATTTTACCCCCGCAAGGGGGTTTTTTATTCTAAATATTTTTGCCATGTTGCTGAGGCCATTAATCCTCGCAGTTGTGATGGCGACAAGCGTTGCTTGCAATTCGCTATCGTCTCCTCCAAAACAAGTTGAATCAGAACAGGAAAAAACACAAGGAGTAGCGGAAGTCCCCGCATTCTTATTGGATTCTTCGAAGTACGATTCCATCGGGCTAGCTGAGGATGACCGCTACTCCTGTGTAGGTGCTATAGTTACACAATCCGGTGATGTAATAGGATCTGCGGTTCTTATTCACAGAAACGCAATACTAAGTGCACAGCATTGCTTTGCATTATCTGATGATCCTCCAAAATATTTTTGGACTCATGGAGGACAATTTTTAAGAATAGGTAAAGTGCATAAAGCAAGCCCATATGTTCCTGGGTTTCCAATGAATGATATTGTTCTTTGCATTTTGGAAGAAGACTGCTATGAACCACCAGCAGAACTTTCAAAGATAACGTGGGATCTTATTCCGGGAGAAGAACTTATTACTGTTGGGTGGAGCCTCGGATACAAAAAGGTAAGCGAGAAGGGTGTAATGCGCTACTACGGCTCTTTAATTGAAGATAATGGACAAGTGATGAGAATGCTTGCACTCAATGGTTCAGTTTACTACGGTGATTCTGGTGGAGGAATTTTTGAAGATTCTGGAAAATTGGCAGGGATAATATCATTCTTTGGTGTAGATCCATCTTCTGGGAATGTAATAGATAATGGAGGCATAAAAGTTTGTTACTATTACGAGTGGATAGATAATATTATGAAAGAAAGGTTCTGTGACTGGCCTTGGTACGAAGAATAAATATCTATGTTCCACATGTTAATAGGTGTAGATTATTCAATAACTTGTCCATGTCTCTGTTTGTATGACGAGAGAAAGCCATTTACATTTGATAATTGTTTTTTCTACTACTTGACAAACACTAAAAAATACGCAGATAAAATTTTGCCAAATATTACTGGTGAAAGTTTTCAGGAATACGTGGCTGATACTGACAGATTTGACAGTATTTCAGACTGGGCTATAAATTTGTGTATTGGGGCATCTGAAGTGGCTATAGAAGGGTATTCCTATGGTTCCCAAGGAAGAGTATTCCATTTGGCCGAAAATATGGGAATTTTTAAACATAAGCTCTATAAGGCGGGGGTTCCTCTGACGGTCGTAGAGCCGTCCAAGTCAAAGAAACACGCCACGGGCAAAGGTAACGCTGATAAAGGGCTAATGTACGAACACTTCTCGAAAGAAACCAAAACAAATTTAATGGCAAATTTTGGTCAAAAAACTTTATCCAATCCCATAACCGATATAGTGGACAGTTATTATATTTTAAAATATTTGGTTAATAATAAAATTTAACGAACAATTCTTCCAGCATGCTGCCCAGAATTGTCTAATTTATCATGGAATCTTTTTGGTACTTGACCGTTATTTTTGATTTTATCAATCACATCTTTCCATGCGGAACCAGTAACTTTAGAAGGAGTTAAAGTCATATCCATGCCTATGGAATTTCTTTGCTGGCCCCAATCTTTAATTACTTTCTTTTTTCCACAACATGGGCATTTATCTTTTAAAGGCTGATCCGATTCACTCATTTTTAAAAACAATTCAAATGAATGATCACACTCCTCACATTTAAAACTATAATTAGGCATTACTATTCTTTCTAAAAGTAATTAGCATGTGATCGAACAAGAATCCGTAAGATGGTTCTTTTGGTTTATTTTTTAGATCCATTTTTGCTTCTTTTGGAGTTCTATTTCCTTTATGCAAATTACAATCTTTACATGCTGCTACTAGATTGACCCATGTAGAACCACCGCCCTTACATTTTGGTATGACATGATCCAAAGTTGCAGTTTTTGTGCAAAGATCAATACCACAATATTGGCACTTATAATTGTCTCTGCGGAGAATGTTTATTCTATTGGGTGCAGCCTTTTTAAAAGGCAATTTTACATAGTATTTTAATATCAAAATTTTAGGAATTTTTACAATTTTTGATACTGATACTACCTCATAATAATCTAAACTATTTTCATCTATCCAAACTTTATCTTTTGATAAAAGTTTAAAAGCTTTGGAAATGGTGATAATATTGAGAGGAGTATTATCTTGGTTTAACAGGAGTACCTGTTTTTTCATACCTTTTAAGTATTTATGAAAATCTAAATATTTTACAGCCATGGATAATAAACAACATAGACAATTTTATTGGGAAGTCAAGGATTTCTTGACAAAAAAACATAATAATGATGCATCTATTGAAAAGTCACCCACTCTGAAAGATGTTAGTAAAAATATTTTAGAACAAAATAATATTTTTAAACAAAAAAAATCACAGGCCACCGAAAACACAATAAGTAATACTAAAAATGTTTTAAGCTCTCTAGAAAAACAAAGACGCGGTTATGATGTTTCTTGTGTTGCTTACACAAGAAATAATATAGCAAATCCTTTTAATAAAAATGTTATTTATGAATATACAGACAGCAATGAAACCATTGCAAGAAAAAGAATGGAAGCTGAAGCTAGAAATGAAAGAGCAAGAGCAAGAAATACGGCAGAAAATGACAGACTTTCTCAAGCAAAGCAAGATGTAAAAAGAAAAAGAGAAGAAGACGAAGCATATCAATTTAATCAAGAAATTTCAGCAGGATCGCAGGGTCAAGGTCCAACCCCATCTGGTGGTAATTTAGCGGATACACTTGAAATGGGCAGAGATGGTAATCCAAATCTTCCAGCAGATACTCCAGAAAATAGAGCTCGTATGGGACAATGGAGAAGAGAAAAAGCAGAAACAAAACAGGCAGAATATATGGCTTCACGGATTGCAGAACTTTCTGGAAAAAAACCAGAAGAACTAACGTCACAAGAAGCTGGTGAACTTTCATTGATGAAATCAATGACACAAGGAAAAGTAGCCACAAGAGGTCTTGAAGGAAAAATACAAGGAAACTTGGAAGCCAAAGCAAAGGTATCTCCGCTAGCAATGGAACCAACTGCTGGCACCGATGATACTGGAAGAACCCAAGAACAGATTGATATGGATGCAATGGCTTCCGGTAAACAAAGAAAAGCTGCCGCACAAGATATGATGCAAAGAACTATTGGAAGATCGCAAGAAGATTTAGTTTCTCGAACTCAACAAGCTGGCGCCGAAGAAGCGGAACAGAGAGCTCAAGATAATGCAGACTTTTATGCTCAACAAGCTGAGAAAAAAAGAGCTGCTATGCAAAACACTCGTATTCAAGGAACGAATATGACATACGGACAATTTGAAGCTGAATATGGAAGACCATATGATGCAACAAATCGTGAAGATTCAACTATGCTAGTTCGTGCAGCTAGTAATACATCAGCTTTTAGAGTATCGCCTACAGCAAGAGCTTTGGACCAAACAACCGTAGATTTTAACAGAACCTATAGAGGTATTAATGCCCAAAATGCAGCAAGAGAAGGAGAACTTGATCGCAGAGTTGATCAATCACAAATTTCTCTAGATCAATTTAATGCAGATAGAAGGGGGACTGTTCAAAGAGAAATTTCTTCAATACAAGCAAGACCCGGTTTTGTTCGTGGTGTTGCCCAAAGCATGCTTCCTTCAGGCACAACACCCCCAAAAATCGGTCAACCAAATACACCAACGGGTGGTGCAAAACCAACAGGGCAACCAGCTAGAATTGGAGCTCCATCACTAAGTCAAGCAATAAATAGTGTTTTGGGAAACAATAATACAAGACGGGCCTGATTAAATGGATAATATTCGTAAACTTAATCCAATAATAAAAGATCTTCTTTCAAAAAGAAATACTATTTTGAAAGAAGATGGAGCTGATATTAGAGCAAGAAGATCAGAGGAATCAAGATTAAGAAAAGCTGGTGTTTTAAAACCAAATGAAGAGCTACCGTCAGTAGCAAAACAAACTGGCGAACAATATAAAAAAAGTTTAGCTTCCTTTAGACAATGGGGTCTCGGAAAGCTTATGGATCTTTCCGATGCTAGTGGATGGACTGATGCCTCACAATATGTTTTAAGTCCTGCAGCATCAGTATATTTTGGTGCTGGTGTAGAAGAGTTAGGAAGAGCCGAATCGGAAATGAAAGATAAATTACCGGGAAAATATAAAAGACTACGCGATGTTTTAGTTCAAGATTTGGTTAGAGAACGAAAAGCTGAGTTCGATGCAGGCAATACAAATATAAGTGAAAAAGATTTATTAACAAAAGTAATATCTAAAAATAAAGATTTAGCAGATGTTTTAACTAGAGATGAATATGAAACTGTTGCTGGTGGAATTACAAATCCTCTTCGTATTGAAACAGAAGATGCAGAAGGAAATAAAAAATTAGAAATAGATTTGCCTAGATGGACTGGAATAAGTCAAAGTGCGGCAAATTTTTATGATGTTGCAGCGGGTGCAGCTGATGTTTTAACTGATCCGGCTCAATTAGCAGCTGGTGGTGCTGTTGGCGGTGCATTTAATTTAGCAACCAGAGGAGCAGGCGCAATTGGAGGAAGAGTTTTAGCAGGAGCGGCCTCTAGAGCACCAACAGGGGTTAAAACCGCAGCAGAAGCATCAAGAAGATTTTTACCACCAATATTAGCAAGAGCAAGAAGTGCAGAAGAATTGGGAAAAGCCGTGGGAAGAGCTGGGGTCGGCGCAGCTGGAGCAGCCATGATAGCCCCCGGTGCCATTGAAGCAGCATCCCAAGACAAATTAGCAAGATGGGCTGGTGAAATGCTTGGTAGTGCTGCACCATTTGTATTGGGCTCCAAATTGGCTGATAGAGCTATTGCAGCTTACAATAAATCAAAAACTACACCAAAGCCAGAGGTTTCTGCAAAACCAGAGACTGCACCAGAAGCAGCAAAAGATATAGAAGTTTCGGGTGAAACAAAATTTGAAATTCCACCTTCTGGAACATACCCAGCAAAAAATTTACCAAGAGCAGATTTTGGTGCACCAACAAAATCTTTTATAGAAATATCTAAAAAACCAGAATATGCAAATACTGGAGAAATGCTTAAAGCTTTTGGTTATTTACCAAATATCTATAAGGCAACCAAAGGGAGAAGAGGTGCTGCTTTTACTGCACAAATCCCAGAACCAGCAAAAACTGAAGTTTCTAAACCGTTAGCACCAGTTGAAATATCAAGAGAAACAATAACTAATCCTCTTTACGAACCCCCAGCAGTAGGATCTCAAAGAGTTGATTCTTTTGTTAAAACAAATGTTCCAATTACATTCTGGACACCACCAGAACCAATTGGAGGCGAAGGAAAAGCAAAAGAAAGAAGAAGAAGAAGATCTGAACCAGAAATTTCTCCAAAACCACCAGAAGAACCAACAGTTCCTGCAGTTGAAACACCCAAAAAATCAGAAACACAAGTTGATTGGAATGCTCCTGCTACTCCACCTGTACCAGAATATTCTTTAAAACCAGATTGGGCCAATACTGGAGAAATGTTAAAATCTGTTGGTTATTTGCCAAACATCTATAAGGCAACTAAAGGAAGACAGGGTGGTGCTTTTACTGCACAAATTCCAGAACCAGCACCAATCCCCGAACCAAAAACAACTTTGTCTTTAACAGATATAAAGACAATAGAACAAATAAAAAGACCACAAGAATCAATTCTTACTAGAGCAGCAAAAGAAGCGGAGGCTTCTCTAAAATCAAAAGAAGTACCTGCAGAAACAGCAAAACCTGAAATATCTCCAAAACCACCGGAGGAATTGACTCCCGAGCAAATTCAAGATTTATTAAAAAGTCTTTCTCCAGTTTCATTTCAGTTTCCGAAACGAGCACCAAAACCATCTCTGTCAAGAGTGGCAGCAACAGTAGCTTCAATTCCGGGTGCAGGATCAAATCTGCTGCCAGCTCAAACAACTTTAGCAGATTTATTAAGACTTCCACAAGTTGCAGAAGTTAAACCAGCAATTGAAATTTCTGTACCAAAATGGGCAACAGAAACAAAACCAGTAGAAATAATTAATGGCGAACAAATTGCAAAAGCTGTTGCGGACTTAATGCCACAAATGAAAGCTCCGACTGCAAAACCGGGAGTAATAGAAAAACCAGCTACAGCAACAAAACTTGATGACGCTTTACCGCCTTCAGCAAAACCTGAAAAAGCAGTAACAAAAACAGCTGAAAGAATTACAATACAGGAACCATCAGCGATGTCTGGTGCAAAAAGACCTTCTGCAGTTTCGGCTCCCACATCAACGCCCGCTACTGCACAACCACAACAGCCAGAACAACAACCTACAACAGATAGGGATAGACAAGCACCTGAATTAGTTGATACTTCTGGGGGTGCAGGATCTGGTGGCGGATCTACAGTTAAACAAGTTAAAACAATTACGTTACAAGAACCATCAGCGATATCTGGTTCAAAAAGACCTTCTGCAGTTTCGGCTCCCGAAAAAACACCCGATTCCGATATTCCGGATGATGCTTCCACACAACCAGAACAACAACCTACAACAGATAGGGATAGACAGCCACCAGAGTTGGTTGGGCCTTCTTCTGCGGGATCCGGTGGAACACCTGCCTATAAACAAGTTAAAACAATTACGTTACAAGAACCATCAGCGATATCTGGTTCAAAAAGACCTTCTGCAGTTTCGGCTCCCGAAAAAACACCCGATTCCGATATTCCGGATGATGCTTCCACACAACCAGAACAACAACCTACAACAAATAGAGATAGACAAGCACCAGAATTGGTTGAACCTTCTTCTGCAGGATTCGGTGGCAAAGCTACCGGAAAATCAGCTGAAACGATTACAATACAGGAACCGTCACAGATATCTGGTGCAAAAAGACCTTCTGCAGTTTCGGCTCCGAGTGTAACACCAGAAACCAAAGAAACCAAAGAAACTAAAGAAACAAAAACTATTTTTGATATGATGCGCGATATGTATAGAGATTTTGAAAAAGCGCAAGAAAAAATAACAAATAAGCAAGAAAAAGATACAGAACAAAATACTCAAGATGATGAAACTTCACAAGTTCCACAAGTCCCACAAATAATAGTACCTGTAACAAAAAATATTTCAACTGGTGGAACTGATAAAGGTGGAATTGGTGGTTCAGAAAAAGGTCCACCACCAAAAAATATCGGTAAACCAAGACAAAAAGGAAAATCATCAAGAGCAGGAATTCCATCTATAGGAGGGGGCGACACTGATTATGGAGGTTTAAAACAAGGTGGTGGATTTAAATTGGGTGCAAATGTGAATCTAGGAGCGAGAGCTCTTGGAAGATTCACTCAATACTTGCACATTTAAAATAATATAGTATAATATTTGTTAAATATGTCTTTATCAGAATTAAAAAAGTTTAATCATAATTTTATTGAAATAGATTGTAACTTAAAAGAAGTAACAATTGATGGAAAAAGATTTTATGAAACACCCGGTGGTGTGTTTCCCAGTGTGACAACTGTTGTTGGTTTCGAAAAACAACAGTTTTTTGCTAAATGGAGAGAAAAAAATCCAGAAGAAAGCAAAAGAGTCACAACAAGAGGTACAAAATTTCATTCTCTAATTGAAAAATATCTTAGAAATGAAGAAATTGATTTTGATGACGTTACTTCTGCAAATAAAGTTTTATTTAATTTGATTAAACCGGAATTAGATAAAATTGATAATATCATATCTATAGAAAATCCTCTTTGGTCTAAAACATTAAAACTAGCTGGAAGAACTGACTGTATAGCTGAATATGATGGAAAAATGACTATCATTGATTTTAAGGCCAGTACAAAAGAAAAAAGAGAAAGAGATATTGATAATTATTTTGCACAAGCAACAGCTTATGCGTTAATGTTTCAAGAAAGAACAAATATTATAGTAGATAATTTTGCTATTTTAATTGCATGTGAAGATGGAATAAAACAGGTATTCCAAGGAAACCCAATTAAATATGTAAAACATTTGCATGGATTGATAACCAATTATAGAAAAGTAAATAATGTTTTATAAACCAAAAACTTTAGAAGGACAAGTAAACACAAAAGGAACAAAACTTTGGGTTCAAATGAATCAAAGTACTAAAGCTGTTAAATTAAGAAAAAATTTTATTGAAAAATATGGTGGCGTTTTTTTAGAAAAAGACGGTGAATGGCTTTGGACAAATCCAATAAAAGAAAAAAACGGATATTGGTTAAAACGCGTTGACACAGAAGAAAAAGTATTTTTTGAAAATATGAGTGAATTTGGTAAAAAATACGGGTTAACACCAGTAAAAATTTGTGAACTTTTAAATGGAAAACGCAAAACATATAAAGGCTGGACAGCGGTAGAATTAAGAGCAGTAAAAGAGGGAACTGGATCCCACGAAAAGATAAAAGAAAAGAAAGTAAATAAAATCCAGATAAAAATGGGTGCTGTTTTAGTAGACACAAAAACGAATGAAATTTTGAATATTTCTTGTATCGCTGATTACGCAAGGGAAAATAAGTTAGATTACGCTAATTTAAGAAAATTGGCTACAGGAAAATCAAAAACATACAAAAATTTAAAACTTTACAACCCATTAGAAAATTATAAGGTTACTCCAGAGCCTAAATAATTGGAGATGAACTTTAAATCACTTTTATTCAAATTAACAGAAGCCAGAACATCAAAAGAAGCTTTTACTAAGTCCGGAGAGGCTGAAAAAAAGGAAAGAGCAAAAGGCTCTTCTACGGACTTAAAATCAAAAGACGCTGCGCGTAAGCGTATAGAACGCTCTAGAATGGTTCCTAGAGACAAGAAGCCGAAACAGGAACTTGTCAAGGAAGTAATTTCTGTAAAAACTAATGAAGGAAAACTTCAATTAATTTTTAAAGATTCATTTAATGAAAAATATCACACTAGAGTTGGTAAAGATAGCCTATCTCTTGGGGAAGCGCAGCAATTAACAAGAGATCCAAATTTTGAACAGACAAGAGCCTCAAAACTTTTATTTGGTGAAGTAAAAACAAAAGAGCCAAAGAAAAAAGAAAATAAAAAAGAAAAAACAGAAGAAAGAAAAAGTGAATCTTCTAAAGGCACTGCTAAACCGAAAGAAGCAGAAGAACAAAAACCAAAAGCCCGTAGACTTTCAAAAGAAGAAATATTTCAAAACTTGTCTCAGATGAATGGTGAACAATTGGCCCAATTGCCACCAGAATTGAGACAAGAATATTTTATGGCACAAAGAAAGCCATTAGATAATAATAATTTTGATAATTTGACATATGAATCTTTAAGCATTAAATTTTCTTTAAATCCAATATCTTCAAGCCCATTCAACCAACAAGTGTTGAATGCTTTAATTTTCTTGGCAAAAATGAAAATGGGTGCAAGCGATCAAGAAATGCAAACTCTCACATCTCTAAATCCAGCGGGTTTAGATTTTACAAGAAATGCATTTTATACTGCTAAAAAGATTTTATCACAATTAGGTGAAGCTTGTATACAAAATATGTTGACTTCTTTGGAGTCTGGCCCAACTGCTATAAACAGCGATGGAATGTCAGACATGTCTTGTGGAAATTATAGATTTAAAGTTTCTGCAGGAGGCGAAATAAGCCTCTCTACATCTGAAATGAGTCAATCAGCAAAGTCGTTTAAAGGATATATTGGTGCGGCTTTGGCTGGCGCTTTATCAAATCCAGATTTTATTAAAAATGATAAAATGCTTGGAGAAATTTTTCAAAATGGTGCAGAAATAAAAGCGGGTTTTTCAAAAGAATTGATTCCCGATGAATATCTTGATTTGATATTAAAAAATGAAAAATTAACAAATAAATTTATGTCAACTCCAGTAATTGACATGAATGGTAATAATTTGGGAATGGTTTTAAGTAAAGATGGTAAATTAAATCCAAAAGTTTCTCTTAATAATTATCAAGAGGAATGGAAAGATTTATCAAAGGGAATGATAAAAGGAAAAAATAGCCAATTTAAATCTTTTATAATAGGACAAGTATTAAAAAATGTTTTAAGAGGTGATGGAATCGTTTCCCCCAAAGTTGCAGCTAATCACGTAATTACAATAAATGGTGTGTTTCCTCTTACAGATGATTATATAAATGTAATTGCCAATCAATCTGAATTGGATTTAAAACCTGCTAAAAATATTATTACAGCACAAAATGTCATAAATTATAAACCATCTGCTGCTGAAATGTTAAAAAAATACAGTGTTATAGTTGAACAAAATGAAAACAATGTTCTTAAAAAAATGATTGTTCCAATAGACTCCGTAGATGCAGTTCAATTAATGGTTTCAAATTTGATTAATAACTATGAAATATCAATGAATGCAAGTCTATTGCCCGGATTTAAACCTAAAGATTTAAATGCTGTCGAATATAACCACATAAAAATTGGTAAAAAAATGATCAAAATACCAGTTGAAAAGGGTCAAAAAATAGCCAATTCTTTGATGGAAAATACTGCGGTTATTATGAATGAAATTCTTTTAGAATCTTTATCAAATAATTTTGTATTAAATTCATTGGTAAAAGTCAATTTAATTGATGCTGCTGAAGAATCATTTATAAAAATGGGTAATCAAGTTCTTCTTGAAAATGAGGTAAGACCGCAAGAATTAAAATTTATTTATCAAAATTTATTAGAAAAAATTGAACAAGAACCATTTAGATATTTTATGTTAATCAATCTTTTAAATTCCATTGAAGAAGAATATAAAAGAGATTATGACATGGAATATAGAAATTATCATGGAAAGCCAAAGCAGAGAAAAGAAAGAGCTGCCAGAACAAAAGCCAGAGAACAGATGGAAAAAAAGGGAGTTGTAAAAAAGGGTGATGGAAAAGATATAGATCACAAAAAACCATTACGTTCTGGTGGTTCGAAAGGTATAAATAATCTACGGGTCAGAGATAGATCTAAAAATAGAGCAGATAACGGCCATAAAAAAGGCGAGAAACAAAATAAGGATTGGAAATGATCTCAAAAAATGTAAATTTAATTTTAGAAAAAGTATTTTCTGATTCTGGTCTCGGCAAATGGTTCAACAAAGAATCTGCTGGAGGTGGACCCGGGTGGGATCGATATAACACAAAAGGCGAAAGAATTGGAAAATGTGGTGACGCAAAAGAAGGTGAATCATATGCAGCCTGCTTAAGCAAACAGAAAGCAAAAAAGTTAGGTAAAGAAAAAATAGCTTCATTTGTTCGTCGTAAAAGATCTGCACAGAAAAAAGCTGGAAGATCCGATAAAGGCGATGTAAAAGGAAAAGGAAAGAAACCAGTATTTGTTGATACTGGAATTTCAAAAATTGAAGAATCATACTCAAAATTTATTGTTGAGAACGCACAAAACTTTTTAACAATTCAGTATCCAATAATAGAAGCAAAAGAGCTTTTACCATGTGATTTAATTGTTTCTAAAAATGGAAATTTATTTAATGTAAATTTTGTAGAGTTAATTGAAAACAAGTATAAAGTTATTTTTGAAAACGAAGACGGTGAAGAAATAGAAGAATTATTTGATCCAGAAACAGTAATGGGATTTGTTGATACTACTGAAGGAATTGAACTTAATGAATTTGATGAAAAAATTGAAATTTATGAAGATAGCGGTAAAAAAGTAAAACTCAACAAAATCATGCGGGGTGATGTAAAGAAGTACAAAGTTTATGTAAAAAATGATAAAGGGAATGTCGTAAAAGTAAATTTTGGCGATCCAAACATGGAAATCAAGCGAGACGATCCAGATCGCCGTAGAAACTTTAGAGCTAGACATAATTGCGATAATCCCGGACCACGTTGGAAAGCGCGTTATTGGGCTTGTAGAACATGGAGCGCAAAGCCAGTTAGTGCCATGCTAAAAGAATCCGAGAATCTAGAAGAAGCTACTAAAAATAAAGCCAAAAATCCTAAAAAATGGAGTTCTTGCATTAGCCAAGCTAAACAAAAATTTGACGTATATCCATCCGCCTACGCCAATGCTTGGGCTGCAAAGTGCTATAAATCTAAAGGAGGAAAGTGGAAAAAACTTTCTGAGGATATTGCTCAAGAAACACTGGATAGCATAAAAAATGTAACTTATAATCCAAATTTATATGGTTTGATAGAAAAACATAAAATGAATTAAAAACATTCATAAATATAAGGAACAACATGAAATTTAAAGAATTACTTTCAAATATCCGAACTTTAGTAGAAAATGCGCCGGAGGCTACCACGGGCGGTGGTGGTCTCTATGATATGGGTCAACCAAACCCCGGACCATCCGCGTTAACAAATAAAGGTACATTTAATTTACAGATGCCAAATTCAATTGATGCAATAAATGCATTATTGTATACTTTTTCTGCAAAAGATTATATTGATCCCGATTCCCTTCTCGGAGTTGTAAAACAAAAATTAAATCATTTTGGATTGGATTTTATGTGCAAAACAAACAAAATGATGGATGGGCAAAATATGTACGAATTGGTTCAATATGGTAGCCCACAGCTAGGTGTTTATGGACAAAATCCATATGAAGATGTAAATAAAAAAGGTTTCAAACAAGGTGATGGAATTAAAGAAAAATTGGGATATTCATTAGCTCTTATGGTTCAAGTTCAAAAACTTCCAAGTGGATTGAGACGAGTTGAAATGGTAATTGTTCCGATGGATACATCTTCATATAATAGTGATAAAGATTCTGACTGTGGTTGCCAGCACTAAAATAATGAATTCAAAATACGAATCTTTGACAGAAGAAAATTTTATGAACTTCTGTCAAAGATATTATTTTAACCCCGAATGCTCGGGAAAAGATGAATTTATAGATGATATGAAGCGCGTGAAATATGTTAAAAGACTTCTTCAAAAAATACATAAACATAAAACTTTAAAATCTATACGTGAGAGATTAATAATTAATCATATTATAATTTTAAAAAATGTATTTGGTGAAGAAAAATTGATGAGAATATTGTTTTTTAAATTAGACCCGAGATTGCATTCTTATTTAAAATCTTTTTTAGTATTTTTAGAATTTAAAATTATAGATATTCCAGAAGTAAATTATAAAGTTTTAAATACAGATCCAAGAGTTGATAGAAAACTTACACAAACTGAAAACTAAATATTTTTAATGCTTTCAGGATCTTCTTATATTCCACCATTTTATTTTTACGAATTTGCGCAAGCAATATCTGGACCTTATACGGCTCTTGATGCCTACAAAGCTGGTGCAATAGATGATCAAGGTAATATTATAAAACCAGAAAGTAGCATAGATTCTTTTGAATATCTTGTGATTAAACTTAAAAAAATTTTTGAATTAATTCCTTCAAATTTAACAAAAGCAAAATTAGCTTCTTATTTTAGTACGCTGCAATTATTTCAAGAAGAATATGAAGAATATGATTTAGATCCTTTATATCTCAATATGTTAATTGAAGGTCATATTACAAACATCTCTAACGGAGAAGTAAGTTATTTGGAATTGGTAGAAGACATGGCTTCTGGAAATCTCGGTGGCCCATCAGTTCAGGCAAATCCAGATTCTGCTAATGTTGCAGGTTTTGATCCACCACTTACAGATAAAATTTTAAAAAGAAAATATCTTAATAATTGTGAAATATTTGATGTTTGCCCGGAAGAATTTACTCAATTCAAACAAGGAAAATCTTGGAAAGATATTCAAGATAGTCCAACCAAATCATATTTGCAAAGATTTCAAAGAAGATCAAATACAAAAATGGCCGTCAGAACTGTTAATCCAGAATCTGGCGACCAATATTTGCACTGGATTAATTATCCAGCTAAAAATTTTTTAGAAGAATACAATTTAAATATTAAAAAATTTAATCTTGAATAAATTTTTTATTTTTGCAGCATTTTGGGCTTTTGCAAGACATATTTCTATTTCTTGA